TTCTCTCTTGCACTACGTATTTTGAACCCGATCCTCAAAGCTTCAAGTTCACGTTCTATTCGGTCTCGTTCAGGAGTACCGACTTGACCATAATATTCGTTTTTAATTTGGTCTAATGTTTTTGTGTTCATGTATTTGTCTCCTTTCTTTTTTCTTCGTAATATTCATTCATTAACCTCACGGCTCGTTCTATTTCCGTCTGTGGTGTTTTCTGTGTCTTTTTCTGAAAGCCGGTCAATAAAATAATGAATCTATTTCCATCAAAGAAACAAAAAATACGGAATATATTATTGCCAAGCTGAACACGGATCTCGAAAAGCCCGTTTGTACCCTCGATATATTTCAAATACGTTGTTGGGATACGTTCAACTTGTTCGATGATGTCTAATATCTTAATGATTTTATCCCGAACCTTTTGAGGTTGGTCTTTAAAGAAATCATCGAAATAGCTTTTATAGGTTATAACTTCTCTTAGTTTCATATTACAAAGGTAATTTATAAATGACATATATGCAAGCATAAATAGGTGAAAAGTATGTTTTTAACATATTATACGGACAAATTGATGAAAGATGTTTCCCAAAAAGTTGTAACAGAAAAGGTAAAAAGAAAGCGATGAAAAATTAATCTCACCGCTTTTTATATGCCTCAAAATAGATGTGTAAACAAATGCCAAATTAGAGTCGTACAAACATCAATTCTTTTCTTTCTTTTTAAAATCAAAGGAACTATCCGTATTTTATCGAGCAAGCCACGAACAAGGCCATAGCTCCGAATATGGCACTTGCTATTGCGATGATGGTAGTTATAATCCATTTCCAGTCTATGGGATTGTGCAAGTTAGGATTGGTAGCAAGATAGATTTTCCCATATTTTGTCATGCGGACATCTTCAAGTTCATGCCCTTCGTTCCATAGCCCTTTGACAAGGCCCAATCTTTCCAGAGAGCCTACGCATGAAATGAATATATGGTGCGGATATGTGTTTGGGCAGACAATCCCGCTGCTGATTAAACGTAACACTTGCTTCTCCTGTTTTGATAGCTTGATTTGCTTCATGATCGCTTCTCTAACAATGACAGCAAAAACTTATACGCTTTAAGATACTTGTTCAATCTCGGTAAGTCTTCCTCTATTATTTGAGGTAAACGGGTTACGTCCAAATTGTCCTCTAAGTCGTGCAGCTTTACTTGTCTGCCTATCGGATTGAAGGCTACCCGCTTTATGAAATCGTCATAGCTCTCATCGTCGTTACGAGTGACAGAAAGTACAGCATCCACAATATTACTAGGAAAGCCTTCCATTAGTAAATATTCAGCAGTAACTTCGGTATCTTCTATCGTGTCGTGCAATAAAGCGACTATGCGCTCCTCATCTGTTTTGCATCGGTTTGCCACACGGATAGGGTGGAAGATGTAGGCTGCTCCAGCTTTATCGGTTTGTCCTGTGTGGGATTCAATGGCGATTTCCAGAGCTTTTTCTAATAGTGAATTTTTAGTACATGTCATATTCTGATTTAGGTATTTCTATACCTCCTAATATTATCTCACAAACGGTTTCATTTGACTGTGATATTTCTTTTTCACTACGTCCTCCTTTGTGCTTAATGAAAGCATTTGTCTTTCCATTTTCAAGAACAAGACGTATTGCAGATTCTTCAAAATCGTCTAAAATATAGACTTCTTCACCCGCTTGTAATTTTTTTTGTAGGATATTTGAGTTCATATTTATATGTAAAGATAATTATTTTTATCGGAAATGACTATAATATTCAATAGATTTTTCTACTATTTTTAGTGCTTCATTACTTGATTTATCGAGTATACGCCACTGCTCATAATATTTATGTCCGAGACCACCTTCCATTCCTGTCTCATTATGTATTTCTTCCCAACGTTTTTTACCAAGAATACGTTTCGCATCTTCCGGCCTTTCTTTTGCATAAATCATACGTTCCGTATTAACCTGTATTTCCGCAGTAAGACCATTTGTGGTTCTTATGTTTACGATGTTTCCACTATATCCCATGAATGATTCTGGTTTTTGCCTTTTAAGGCGTAAGAAGCCTTCCGTTTTGTGCAGCTCTTCTAACACATCTTCTATTCGGGACTTCGGAACAATTATGGTTGTTCTTACAGCATCTTTAATATCGTATGGAGTTATACCTTCTGTGATGACTTTTCTTGTGATAGAAGTTGTACTCTTGAAATTAATAGGCGTAACATAACCACCATTTTTTATTGCGATCCGTTCTGCTGTGGACTGTACTTCATCTCCCACTGATGATGCTCGTTTTACAATTTCCGAAATGGAACTTTCAACTGTTATTTTCTGATAAACGGATTTATTATCACGCAAAAAGTATGGTAAAGTATTACGTTTTTTTGCTGTGCTGATGCGCTCTTGATTATCTAATACCCACTTTTTGAAATCGTCCGGGACGTCTTTAACCTCGTTCACGCTTGCTGTCGAGGCTTCACTACGACCGTCCCATTCCCAAAATTCTTCTTCCGTCTTTAAAATGGGTATCTTGTAACATCTGCAAAGGGGATGCCAACCGGTCCATTGGAAGTCTTTCGGGTATTTTCCAGCTAGTATATCGCAAATGTCTTGAAAAGGCTTTCCGTTGCAAGTATGGTTGTTGCTTAATTTGATTTCATACCCCACAACGAAGTCCATCTGCTGCCAGCGTAGGTTTTCTGCTTGGCGGTATGCCATATTGATTTCGGAAGCAGCCAAACGGATAGAACGATACTCGCAATCCATTGATCGTGATGCTTTTCCGAACCTTTCCCTGTAATCCTTTTGCAGTTGTGGAAAATCGAGCAGATATTTGGAGATTTGCTTGCTTAATGTAATTGCACTCGTACCTTTTTGAATGGCACATGATATGGCTTCTTCAAGTTCCTGTTTATACAGAGTCGATTGATTCCACAACTTATCTGATATGGTAAATCCTTTATCCTTACGTTGCTGAAACGCTTTCAATGCATCATTATTGGGCTGGTATAGGATTTCGTATTTCTCCTTTCCTATGGTTGCGCCATAAGTTTGCAATACTTTGTTGGCAAGAAGATCTTGAACTTCGTTGCTGTTTTTCCATTCTTCAGAAGTTCCACTATATATTACAGATCCGATGTCCTCAACGAACCGTTCTTGTAAGTCTCTTATCCGTTTCCTTGTTTGGGGATAATCCGACCACATAAACGTCCTATCACTATCAATGGTAAAATCGGTAATTCCGACTATTTTAGCCGCCTCTAAATTCAAATCCTCGTATATGGATTCCACAAGCATGACGTACTTGGCGAGCCGTTTATTCAGCTCGCCGTACTTGCGTTTCTGATTTGGAGTTTTTGGCTTTGCCATTGCGTATTATTTATTTTCAACCCTGTCAGGTGCTGGCATTTCCAATAAACGAATAGCTTTAATTGTTTCTTTACCCTCTAGTATTGCTTTACATAAGCGGTGGTATCCATCGGCGATTTGTCCTACATCATCAAGAATAATAGGATATTCAAGAGAACATTGATTCACTCGTTTGCACTGAAATATAAAACTATGAAGTTGATTACACTCAAACGGCTCTGCTGTCAAGTCAATATTCCATAAGGGCATATCAAGTATAGGGTATTCTTTTACTTTTGCAAAGTCATAGAGTGTTTGGGCTGTCCAAATTTTATCTCCACGGTGGTATTCACTTTCAGCGAAAGTCATATTATCAACTGGAACTTTCATTTTACTGTTCTTTCTTGATGTACACTTTGATTTCACCTCTCACATGGATCTCGTCCCCAACCTTGCAGACTGTATATTCAATCAAATCTTTTTGATTGATGGAGTTGATGATTGACTTGCGTATCTCATTCTTGGTTTCACAGACAAGCATTTCAACAGCCTTACGGTTGGACCACCCTTCGTCAACTTTCTTCTTCTTTCGGTAATCCTTGATTTCTTTTTTAGTCAGGACAAGGCAGACGCCAAGCTTCCTTGCTTCGTAGTTATCAACACTTTCAATATTGCTCAATCTTTCTTGTGGATTGATTTTATAAGATAACTTAATGAGCCACATTGATATTCTTTTTCTCATAATGTTTCAGTATTTAAATTGCTGACTCTCCGAATATATTATCGACCCTGCTTTGTGAAGTGATAGTCTCCTCTTGCCGTATCTGTTCCAATGTAGCCTGCGCGTCATTGCTATAACCTGCCTGTTGGATAGATTCAAGCTGAGACATGACTGGTTTTCCTCCATTAAGTTTCAATAAGCGATCTGCTGTGGCATCTTCATCTTGTTGTATGAAGGGGGTAATGATATGTTCAATCTCTATATTATCAATTTCGCTTGCCCATGATGTGTTCATGTGCTTCAAAAATTCTTTGATGACACTTGCCTCACGTTCGAAAAGCTCAATCCATGAGCCGCTTTCGTCTCCAACCTTTAAGTGTGCGTCGGTCAAAAGCATTTGTCTGGCATCGTAACCTATGTTCCCTAAAGACTTCATGTTGTCAAAAGAAACGTCCGGCATCTGCGATTGCATCCAATAGAGTTTAAGCAGGGTTTCCACATGATACTTCAATGCTTCGATAGATTGCGACCATGATACATACGATACGTCTCCATTATATTCCACACGGTAAACTCTACGGCTTTCTCCTTTATCTTCTCCACCTTTTATACCACCTGCTATTTTCAAAATTGGTGCTGAATTATAGGCAATCACGTCGGAGTTACGAGAAAGTGTATATTCCAATTCTTTGCGAATACGAGTTAATCCGTGGTATATAGGAACAGGTCTAAATGCGTATGCACCGGGTATTTTCATTAATCGTATTTGTTCAACAGTACCGACAGGTTCCCAACCTTTACCATTTTGTTTCCATTTATAATGTTTGTCCGATGTGTATGTCTCAAAATAAGTAATTACTTCGTCCTTTACCCTTTTGGTGTATTCAAAGGACATTGCAAGCATATCGTCAAGCTCGTCGATCAATGGATATAGTTTTACTCCCTCCATTGGCGAGTATGTCTTGCATTTTAGCTTATACTTACTATTAAAACCATATAATGTATTGGTCTTTTCTACTACGTACCAAATTGTGAAAATTTCGCATGAGGCGAAATACGCATTTGCACGTTTAATATTTTCTGTATCGATTCGGGCATACTTGTAAATTGCCTCTATAGCCTTTGCTATCTGTTGGCGGACTTCAAATCCTTCTGTGTTGTGGTAGATACGTTTTACAGGAATGGCAAACATGAACTCGGTCATACGCTTTGTAAGCAGCTTTTCAAGGCCAATGTAAATGCGTGATGCTTCTTCTTTTGTCCCGTCTTTGCGTATTTTATCTTTTCGTGTTATAGTATCTTTGGCTATTTCATGGAATGATGGTTCATACGCTTTAATAAGAAATTCCCATGAAGGAACACAAACGGATTTTCTTTTTAAGTCATTGATAATATTATCAACGGGTCGGGCACTGTTTAATATAGCGGTTATTTCGTCCATAGGCTTGTTTCGTATTACTTCATACGATTTTTTTTCAAAAATAGTAAAAGTGAATGAATTTCATATACTTTTAAACTATATTTCACACAGTATGTAGTCTACTGTATTTAGTCGCCGTATTTTATCTAAAATAGGATATGATACATCGTGCGTGATTGAAGATGTACTAAAAGCGACGCTATAACCGTTTTGGATTATTAGTATCATTATACAATATAGTTTTGCAACGGTTTATAACAAAGTTCTTTATTAGATTTCATTATTTCTACAAACATAGGAGGAATTAAAACTCCAAATCTAATAGAATGATTACCTCCGAAATAATTTTGTCGATCCCTAAGTGCTATAAGCAAATGATAATAGGCTTTAGAAATATCTTTAATCGTTGAATTTGGATTATTTATCAGATAATTTAGTTCATCTTTATATTTTTGCTCACGAATCTGAGCTTTATCAAACAAGGTTCCAGACCCTCTACAAGGTTTCCATCCCATAATTTATTCTTTTTTACAGAAGATTATCATATTTATTTTTTCACTTTTATCAAAAATCGCAAGCGTAAGTATATTGATTTTTTAGGCTTTCTAAGGCTTTTTCTGTAACAAGGTATGCATAACTGTTGCTGCTTATGCGCTTGATAGAACGTGTCTTTTTGAGAACAACAGGCTTATTGAAGATGATTTCATACCTGTTACCACAGCTCGTTATTCGAAAATCAACACTACGCTTGTATCTATCTAATTCTGTTTCTTTGTATTCACCTTTGGAGACAAAATTAGGATTGGACACAAAGTAGCCTTCTGCTACCAATATACCATTTGAGTTATATACTTTCATAATCGTGTTTTCATGACATTATCAGTAATTTTGTTCCCTGTACTATCAAATACTTCTATGGTTGGTCTACCTCCGTTATCAATAGGAGAAATAGCCTCTGATGTTTCATATAAAGTTTCTCCGTCTGTAACCATTATCTGCTTGTCATCTTCAAAACAAAGTACATCTTCACCTTCCCATGATTTTATTATTTCTAACGCTTCTTTATAACTTTCTGCTTCGATAGAAAACTGAGTACGCTCCCAACATGTTACTTTGCGGTCCTGATAAAAATCAAATGTTTTCATTGCTATACTATTTTAGTAAATAATATTGGTTTCTTTTAGTATTGTAAAGATACTCATTATCAGTGAGTTAACCAAATATTTACAGCCTTATTTTACTCATAGTCAAGAGTTTAACTTTTGGGAACTTTACAATTTCCGTTTATATCCTGCTTTGTCCCATTATAAAATCTCATCATGTTTATTCTTGTATTAATTTTTTGCTTAATATTTTTCTTTTTGAGTTGTTCACCCCACTGATAGGCTTCCTCAATGACACTCTTGCAATGTTTCTTCTCCCAATTCTCGCAGAAAGGATATGACTTGTATATACTCTCAATCATGTTTCAAATAATTTTTTATAACTCATATTTTACTCCTAATTTTCATCAAATATGCTTTCGATTTTTTTGTTCACCCTGTCACATGTATCTCCAAAGGAAATGGCAAAAGATTCGTCGCCTACACGGTCTATGATGGATCGCAGGTCACGGGCGATGTGGTTGAACGCTCTCAGTTCTTCCAGCATAGGAAGGGTAACAGTGCCGTCGTATTTTTTCAGTAGTGAAAGTAAATCGACGGCGGAGGATTCTGCAATGTCCGCCAACACTGGGATTTTTCTCAGGAGGCGATTACATTTATCTTTGTCCTCTTTGCTCATGGTGTCGGTGATCGTTTTTGCCGGAACTTGCTCACGGGTTTGAAGTAGTCGGTCGTATTGCCTTCGTAAGTTGTCAAACAGAGCGAATTCACCCCTTCTCAGAGCCTTCTCCATCTTCCGGCTGTACTCCTCTTTCAATATTTCAATGTTCATGATTTACTTGTCTTAAATAATTATTTCAATATCAACTCTCTTGGTTCTTTGTCTTCCCATTTTACTTCTGGGAACATATTACCATCAATCTCAGAACAATGAAAAGTCCCGTCCATTACCCACCAAGAAGAATTGTTTAATTTCTTTGGCTTCTTATCGAATATAAACAAACTGCCATATTTATCTCTTGCTATCCACATAGTTTACTCCTCCCACTCGATTTTAATTGTACATAAATACGATGGCGGACAATTACTTACGGCTTCTTCTCTGTTAGGAAATACGCCAACAGCTAATGTATCTACATAATTATTTTTGCACAAGTTAATCCACCCCTCTTTCTTCTGGGGGAGCATCATGAGGTCGTATTTATCAATCTGGTTGACAAAAGCTCTACCATTTTCAAGATATTGCAAAACAGTTTCTTTATTACAACCGTATATTAAAGCAACAATTGGCTTATTACATTTTGCGTCGAAGCAAATAATCCTTGCCTTTCTACCATCTCTCGTGCAGACTGGTTTGCCTGCTTTGGCTGCTTCAAGGTCAAATTCTTTTAAGTTCAATTTCTTTTCTTCCATATCTTTTTTACTTTGTTTGAGTTCTATTGCTATTCTGCCATGCATTTTGTCTGTAACATACATCAGGGCATTATTCAGATAAATCATGTGAGTATTATACACTTTGTACTCCTGCATCATTATTAGCCTGCTATCCCCATAATAATTACACGTAAAAGGCTCTCCGACCTTTTCAAGTTTCTTGAAGATTACAGATTTACCATCTTTTCTATAACATGATAAACATTCTCCTCTTATCTCAAATACATCACTACAATGAATATTACTCTTGGTAGCTAAATCACAATTCTCACATCCAAAAGATTTTGTATGAATACACTGATACCATTCTCCGTTGTACTCAAATATTTCTCCTACTTTTCTTTCCATGATTATATTTCATTTTAAATCGAATATCTTGCTTGAATCCCTAATAGAATCAATAGACATCTTGGCACTCATTTGCCCCATAAATTCAGCGAAATCCATCGCCCGATTCCAACTAGACCATCTATGAGTAATCTCTACTAGTTCAAAAGCATTTAGTAATACCAATTTTTCGTTTTTCTCTCTCAGGTCATTTACAGCATTTCTTACTCTGTGATAAAGCTTGCAATTATATCTTTTTGCGTTATACGGTTCCGCACCTTCTCTTGGTTCAATACTACGATATTTAACCGAAAACGAAGGAAGTTTATCTTCGCACATTGCATTATATACATCACTCTCCACCGGGCCATATGGCATAGCATAGAAATTATCGAATATATCCAAAAGGTCATCGCCTCTATCTTTCTTAGGAGCAGCAGCCAAAAACAGCAGTTTCATGGCTGTAAGTTTAGGAAACGGCTTGCCCTTAATCGTTTCATGATTATCTCGCCACTTCTCAAAAAGGTGGAGCATATAATCAAATGCCTCTATTTTATCTATTTCCATTTCTTTACCAGTTCGAAATCATACACAAATACATAGGGGTTCCTCTCCCATGTGCCTTTACCGCTTACTTTATCAATTAGTGCAGCATAGGCTTCACGAGGTGTATCAAATAATTTTCCCGTTGAACACCAAGAAAAACCCTCTTGCTCATAGTAATTAATCCCCTCTGCCATACAATCAACATCAGATATATCCCGCAACCTCTCCACGCTTACGGCCGTTATAATGACATAGTGTGGCATTAGCTCCGGCTTCACATACATTTTATTTGTCCAGCCTGCACCGTTTGGGAATAAATTAGGATTGCACTCATCATTGTAAAAGGAATTGTAGCTTTGAGCGACGGCTACGATTTCACCTACTTTATACGGGAGTCGGAATATGCTACCACCTTCCAGCTTTGCTCCATAACCACAGAACTCACAATAAACACTACCATCTTCGTTGACAACCAAACTCATGGGTTTGTCCTTCCAATATGCTGATTTATACCAACGATGTACCGTAGAACAGTCCTCCGGTTGTGGATTCATTATCCGCCTTGTCTGTGTTTTTCTACCTTCAAATACGGCTTGTGTGAGTCCGTATTTATCATTGAACATTATTTTCTTCATATCTTATTCCTCCTTTATAATTTCTTTCATGAAACAAATCCAGTGTGTATTAGAACGTTTGCCGGATATATGACCGAATATTGGTTTTTCAGGTGTGAGTTTGAGAACCTCCGACACTTTGATGTCGGTCTCGTTCCATTTGAAAATCAAAAATCCTCCGGGTTTCAGGACTCGAAAACATTCTTTAAATCCCTTTGCCAGCATATCACGCCAATCTGAATACAGAGCTCCATATTTAATTTGTTGGTAGCCTGTTGGCGATGCTTTTTCGTTCAAACTTCCGTACATGTCTGCCATCTTTGACTTTCCAGCATTCCTTAATAAGTGAGGCGAATCGAAAACTACCATCGAAAAAGATTTATCCTCATAGGGCATATTTGTAAAGTCGGCTTGTATGTCAGGATTTACTTCAAATGATCTACCATCGCATAAATGAGTAGATACCTTTCGAATATCTTGAAAAAGAACTCTTTCGTCATGTTTGTCGAAGTAGAACATCTTTCCCCCACAACAGGCATCTAATATCGTTTTTCTCATTGCTATTCCTCCTGTTTATTTGGTAACAAGTCTTCTACGTATGCCCAACGTTGCATGTTAACTCCACGTGAAAATTTTACCCAATTTCCAGAGTCATAAAAGGTATCAAAGGCACTGTCTCCAAGTTGAGCAAGATATATTCTATTCCTTTCGGGTTCTTCACTTACCTCATGCCACACTGAATCAATACGCCATTTCGTACCACGCTTGAAACCATCTATATATGCAGGCTGCAATTCGGGATTATAGTAATAATCTTCGAATAGGGCACAATCTAATGCTGCATCTTCAATATCTTCTATTTTCATTACCTATTAATTTTTCTCATTAACTTCAACAAGATGACTATCTATTTCTTCTATAACCTCAATGGCCGCTTGTAAGAATGCTTTATTAGTTGTACGGATATATCCTGATCCGAACTTTCCTATCTTGTATTTGTCTGCCGTAAAAACGATATATTGCTTTGCAAACAGAATGTTGATACAGCATTTTAATCGTTCAATCATTGCTTGTCTCCTTTCAGTAGTTCGGGGTTGTCGTGGATGTTGCCGAGAACGTAAGAATCAAAATAAATCCTTCTTAATGGAATAGGTCTGTTTGAACTACCAATCTGACGGTATTCAAACACGCCATTTTCAAAATAGACTTCAAACTTGGGTTCATACGCTTTAACTTGAAATATGTCACCCTCGTAGATTCCTTTTCCGTTGTCGTCATACAGCCCCGTGAACTGACCTATCGTTTCTCCACGGACATCGTATCTAATCTCTTGATTGTTTTTGTAATCTACGATTTCGCAATTACCGCAATCGTCAATTATCAGATTGCCGTAAGCCCATTGCCCGTTATCGAATCGTTTGCCACGAAAATTAATTGTCCTGTTCATTGCTCTCCTCCTTTCATAAGTTCGATTTCTCCCATATCTGTATGATTTTTATAATTTATTGAAATAAACTGACTTGTATTCTTTTCAAGACCTTTTCATTTGCGTCGTTATAGAACTGTTTGTTGACCTCGAAGCCATATGCCTTTCTTCCCAATGAGGCTGCCGCATACAGGGTTGTGCCGCTTCCTGCACACGGGTCGATGACAACATCGCCCTTGTCCGTGAATATCTCTATCAACCGTTTGAGGAGCGGGACAGGTTTCTGGCAAGGGTGGCATTTGGGCGTGGTGTTGTCCCTCACCCAGTCGAAGCAGTTGAAAATCATTCTCCCGTTGTTGTTGAATTTGGGCAACTTGTCCCGATAAAGGATAAGACCGTATTCGCAGTTGCCGACGACCTTCATGTTTGCTTTCAACACTTGCGCCGAGAAGTCCTTGCGGAAAACCAGCGGTATGTAGTGATTTAACCCGTATTTGCGGCCTAACTCTATGAATTTGAATTGCTGTTCGTACTCGCAGAACAGTATCATGCAGGGGGACTTACCGGCTTCTTTCGGTTCCTTCACGAGCATTTTGGAACAGAAGTGCATGAACTCGGCCGGACGGAACTCACTGTCGGACGAAAAGAATTGTTTGCCTGCCAATGCGCTCTCGCCGTTCTTGTTGTCTCCGTCGATATACCATGCGGGATTACTGGCGTAGGCATTATTCGCCAAATTATACGGTACGTCGGCTATAATCAGCTGGGCTTTGGGCAGCCCATAAACCTTATAATTCTGGAACGAATCGTTGTAAAGCTCTATGTCTTTCATACTTAACTTTCCTTTTTGCTGTATTTGTCGATAATTTCTTGAATCTGACTGGGTGTCGCTTTCTCCCTTTCACGTAACTCCCATTCCCGTTTCCTTTCCTCCTGCCTTTTTTTATCCTCATAGAACTGCAATAGATTCTCCCTGTCAGAATTAAATTTTTTCAATGAACTTGTCACTGTTCCCGGAGTAAAAGTGCCGAAAAATCGATCGTATTTGTCTTGTTTGAATCGCTGGAAGAATACCATGAACTCGGTGAGCTTAAAACGGCCATAGCCTAAGATAATTGTCCGTGCCAGTTCGATAAAATCTGCTGGTTCCATGCCATTTCGAACTTTTGAAAATTCTGCGAGTTCAAAGAGCTGTATGGACAGCCATGATTCAGCTACGCTATCTCCAAATGTCCGGGCAACTCTTGCAATACTCGGTGCATGTCCGGTGAAACAACGCTCCTCGTTTTTGCAGTATTCCGTCTGCTTGTCGGGGCTAAAAAGGCAGAGCAGATTCTCCCCCGTCTTGTAGGTTGCCAGTATCTCCCGTTGCCAGCTTGGCGGCGATGGCTTCTGCAAACTCTGCATATCGCTCCTGTTTGGTCTTGGAATTAGGTTTTTGATGGATTCCGGATTGCTCATCTCGTGCTCGTTTTAGTTCGATTCTTAACCAGCGGGCAAAGTGTTGTTGTGCATCGCTGACGCTTTTTCTTGCAATACCCTCGTTTTGAAGTTTACGGATATAAGCCTCGATATAGAGCCTTGATTCGCTCTCGTCGATGTGGTTGTTCATCGATAGCGTTTCTATCCACATTTGATTTGAGAGTAGTTCTTCACGCAGTTCTGTCAGTGGCTTGTCAACGTCTTTGCCAAAATCTTCTTCTTTTTCTTTGATTCTCGATAGAGAAGTTTCTTTTAAATCATTATCATTTTCATTATCATTATCATTTAAGCCCCCACTGGCTCGTTTGGCTCCCACTGGGTTATTTGGGGTCGAGTGGCTCGTTTGGCTCCCACTGGACTTTGATTTAACCGTTTCAGAGTTTTTGTCATTACCTCCTTTACGCCCGTTGTTCCGGTTTCTCTCGACAATGCCCTGATATTTGAGTTCATCTATCTCGAATTGATTCTTGAAAAACTCAAATGCCATTTCAATGTCCTCCTCTACCGTAACCTCCTCGCCAAGTTGATATTTGAATATTGCTCGAAACAGCCTGCCCAGTTGTTTGTCAGATAATCTCGATATGGGTTTATAAAATGATTTATAAATCAAAAAGCTGTCTTTCATTTATTCTTAATATTGATAGTTATTCTCTTTTCGTATCATACTTTTCAATTATCATAATTCCTTCTTCTGTTTTATTTCCGTAAACGATATGACAGCCAAACTCATGAACCAATATATCCAAATCTTCTATGGTTTCTATCTCAGTATAGAGATTAAGGGTATTGGTATCTATCATTTCCCTTATAACTGGCAATCTTGACTCAAACAATGAATCTTCTAAACTTCTTAGATAGATGTCTCCTCGTTTAAAGGTATTCATGCTCGATGTTATTAATTTCACCTTTAATGTTTTTGATTTATCGGGATCGTCATTATAATAAAAACGAGCTGACGATAATTGATTGAAATTAACAATAACATGATTATCTTCTTGGAATTTCTTTATTCTATTATGAATATCTACATATTGATCATAGTTGATAATAGACTTTATAAAAAGGTATTCCAAACATAAATCAGATATAACTAATTTTTCTCTGTTTAATTTGTCTTCCGATTCCATATTAAGTTTCAGTAATTGAAAATGCCCACCCGTTCAGGGTCTTGTGCTTGTCAATCTCACCGGTTTTGCATAGCTCGTTTATCTCAGATTTGAGTGACCGGATAACCACCGACTGTATTTCGGTAAAGCTCGCTATGGAGGGCTCCTTGTTATTCTTTTTCTTTTCCTCGATAATGGAGGATATAACTTGCTTGGCTATAATCATGGCTATTTTTGTTTTAACAATTCTGGGTTATGAGAATACAGCCGGCAGGTACTTGTGCCGGTAAACGTTTTTCAGATAGGTTATCATTTGGTCGTAGCTCTTGATAAAGCCCTCGTTGATAAGGTCGGCGACTTTTCTTTCCAGCTCGTACAATTCCCGCTGTTTCTTTTCTTCGCCGTATTGGTTGCGGATATTCCTTTCATGCTCGTTGAACACAATCCAGTTCAACGCTTCACCTACTTTCTGCATGGCTTGGGGCATGAAGTCTTTCCGAACGATCTTTGAAACGGCAGAGCCTAGTTTGTTGTAGGCATCGCCGGCTTCATTGCGATACTTTATCATTTCGTCTTGTACGAATTTCAGAACCTTTACTTTGAATGCGGGATTTAGCCACATCGCAAAATCTAAAAACATAAGAGGTGTCATCCATGTACCTCCATTTTTACCTCGTGTTACCACAACTATAGATTTTGGAAAATCCTTATAATCATCACTTTCTAAAAGACGGGAATTCCCGTCTTTAAATTCGGGTTCCTCCATGAGAGCTTTAACAAATTCTCTCGTTTCTTTTAATCTGAGATAATCTCCTATCTTCTTGGTATTATTTTTATTAGCACTATTCCACTGCACAATCAAATTCGTACAGTCGAATTTACCGTCACAAGTCCGTTGAGATACTTTAAAATCACCCATTGGACGAATCATAATTTGGTTCGTTTTCATAGCTTTAATTTTAGTTGCATGGAATATTTTAATATAAAATGTTGCCGGGAAACGGAATATTTTTTACGCATTTGTTGCCGGAAAGCGGTAGAGTTTATAAATTCTTCTGCTGTCATATCATTTGTTTATTTTAGATTATCATTTCAATCGAAAAGTGTTTTTGGCTTTTCATCAGGGAGAAACAGCCCATTTACAGCTAATACCTTTCTCATCGCTTCTCGATAAGTAACGCCGTTGTTCGTATAGTTCATGAAGTGATTGTACATCTTGGGGTACAACTCATAGCAAAGTTGAAGCCGGTTGTCGTCTTTGAATTGGCAACCATATCCGCAGAACATACAGCCTGTTCGTCTTGCCCCTTTATGGTATATATCTGCAATTTTCAACCCTCTATCTCTTATGTATGCCCAAATGTCATCTTCAAGCCAAATTGATAGAGGTAATGACTTTATCGTTTTCCCGTCGAAAGAATTGCAACCTCCTTGTCTTAGGTAACTTTGCTGCCTTAATCTTGACTCTGATGCCATAGTCCCCAATATGGGATATAGCCCTGTATTTTTTTGATACAAACGTGACGGTTGTTTCTTTAAAGCGTAACAGCATTTATTGTTTATATCGAATTGCACTCGAATAAATCGTCTATATTTTAGAGGTATTTCGCCCTTAAATTTACGTCCTCTTAATAACCCTAAGGCGTTCTTCCCTTTTACCGATAAAGGGCTGTGTTTCCCTGCATATATAGCTTCGCTTACCTCCTTGCTGATAATTGGGAATCCATATTTTTCAAATACTTGGGCAGGTTTTAATGTTGGATATATAATCTCAATGTCATATCCTTCTGTGTTTTTAAGCTCTCGGACGAACCTTACTATATCGGGATATTCATTGCCCGTATTGCAGAAAACAGCCTTTATATCGGGTTTGACGATACGGCATAAATCAAGTAATACGGTACTGTCCTTTCCGCCACTGAACCCAACGTAAACCTGGCCGTTTAGACGTGATACGAATTGGTCTATCACACCGAGACTGTGGTCTATCTTTTGGCGCAGTGTCCAGCTTTGTCGCTCTCTTAATTCTTTCAAGTCCATATCACTTATTAAAGTTTGATTCGACAACCTTGTATTTAATGGGCAATCCGGAGCAGGTGATGGCGAGCAGGGCAGAGTCCCTTTCTTCTTGGTTGCTGCGGGGGCTGTTAAACTCTATCCCGCTCATCTGGCACAACCGCTTCAATTCTTCATGGGTGATCTTGCCGTCTTTCCCTTGCCAGCACTTGCGCAATGGGGATTGCTCCATGACTTGTATTCCGTAATGCCTCAGCATTTCGACTATCTTGCGACCGGTCTCTTGGTTGCGACCTACATGCTCGCCTTTCTTGGCTGCGCTCGCCCGTGTGTCTTTCGGTGACAAGTGCCAGTTGGATTTGTTTTTCCAACCTGCCTCGACATATACCGCCACTCGTTCATCGTTTTTCTTGCAGTGCTCATGAAGTTTTTTTATGCCCTCTACCAACAAGGGGAATGGGCAAACACTCATCTCCATTTTCATTTTCCTTGTGTCCAATACGGAGTAGCCGCTGCGCTCAACGTCGGGGTCTATTCCTATCAATACATCGTATTTGAGTTTTCTGTTGTATGTGGCCTGTTCTTCCATTATATTGTATCTTTCTCTTTTTGTTCGGCAGGCGGGACTCGAACCCGCATGATAGGAGTTTTTCTAAGACTTTCACTTAGTAGTTTTAATTTGTGAGGTTGCGCTCACCGTGCGATACTTTCGTATGCCTAAACTCGGAGGAGAATTGTCAAGCGGTAATTTTTATTTTACGGCTACGCCTATACAAGCTGTGCCATTGCCAACCTATCTATAAGAGCTACACTTTATCGTATACCAATTCCGACACTGCCGATACCACCTAAAACACTTATGGCTAATTTCTCCCCGCAGTTCCTACTATCGTATGGTGCTCGACCACGTACCCGGATCGGCTTGCGGGGAATGTCTCACATTATGCTCCTATATCAGGTCTATGATTTTGGTTTTCACAATTCCGTCCAACCGCATATCGTTAAGGCCTTGTCTCATGTGTTCTTGCATAAGGCGGTTGGCTTCGGTTATGTCTTTGGCGCAAACGAGGTTGTAGTACTTCGTTTCCTTTTCATTGCCGTTGTCATCAATGAATATGTCTATCAACGTGGCTTTGTAGAAGGGCTTGTCTTCTTCCTTTTCGTTGACTATCTCGACGACATTCGAGCGGGTGATAGAGAATACATCGCAATTTCCGTTGTATTGTTCCAGTCCGTTGTATTGTTCCAGTCCGTTGGCTTCGGCCTCGGCGAACAGTTCTACATCGGTGATGAAGTGTTCGATGACTTCTTTCATCTCTCCTTTGCTGTTCTCTTTTTCTACTTTCAGTTTGATTTCGTAAAACATCGCTTTTATTTTTTATCGGTTAAAAACTTCTTTGAACTTCTCGTCGAGGGCATTCAATATTCTCATTCGCTCAGCCGCTCTACCTTGATTATCAGTAGTGTAAATTCTCATTAACAATTGCTCTCGTGAGCCACAAAAACAGCCACATGTATAAAATGGAGCAACATTGGGATAGTTGTGTTTATACCAGATATGAGTAGTACCTTGTACTGACACATAGGTATCTTTTACCGTAAATTGAAGTTCTTCCGCTTCGTAATCGGGCTTGTTGGGATTTCTTGCCGCATTACTGCGGACAACACAGTCGCTATCCTTTGCCAGTTCTGTGAGCACATCGGCGGGCGTGTTGGGATTCCCTGCCACACTAATGCG